ATCTCCCATAAAGGAGGCATCAGTAGTATATTATATACTACTGGCACCAAACGTAAGCATCGACCCAAAGGTCTCATGGTTTCCCATGGAAATCGTCCGATTCGGAATGCTCACATGGATCATAGTCTCACGCCCGGATGCGCGGCAGCTATGCATACTGTTCATAGGAACAGATGTTACACTTCCAAATGTATTGATCTACAATACATCGAGGTGTGAATCCACATCGCACACAGGAATTACCATCTATGTGCGGCATCTCGGTCTCACCGAGGTGACCATCTAGTCAGTCTTGATTCACCAGAAAATCTTCTGGTGGCATCAAGGGAGCTGGTTTAGAAATTGCGATCCAATATCCTGCCAGCTGAACCCTCTTGGCTTCTCGACGACGTTCGTCGAGGCACCAGACGACAGCTCTGTCGTCTAGTTGATTGAGGAGTTTACCACCGAGATCAAAGTCTCGGCTGCGGTATGTATTCTTCTTGAAACCCAACCGTCCTACGACTGGTGGGTCAGGAATGACATCGCCTGTTACTCCATCAACCATCCCAAACGTCCCATCTGAGACGGCGACAAAACCGATCAAGAGACGGAAAAACTTCGTCTCAGCACCGATTTCGGGAATCCCCTCGACTATGGTTTTGAAGGGGATAGCATCGTTGGTATCAACGGTCTTTGCAGACCATTCACTCGCTTTGCGAGTTACCCAAACTTGATTGTTGGGTAACCTCAACGACGCCTTCGCTTGAGGGCGGGAAACCGATACCACAGGAAGCGGTAGCGGTACTCTAGCATTCGCGTTTCTATACGCGGCAGCTCTAGCGGCATTACGCCGCTGGCGTCGTGAAACAGTGTTCACGGTATTATGGGCGGGACAATTCCTGACCATAGCGTCCAACTCATCAATGCAAGTTGGGCATCTGCTGTTATTTGAGCGGTTGTTAGCACGCGAAGACATGGCGTTGGATGGATGGTCTGGACCTTGGATCAAAGTATTCATACATCTCAGGTAAGTCCGAGAAGCGACTTATCTATTTCTAGAATTCATCCACTTAATACTCGTCTCACTCCGAGGCACTAGCCCCTTTACTCAAGGCCCCCCATGTCTTACTCAACCGAACAGTCAGGCTGTAAGCAGGTTCCTACCTGCTTCCGACGAAAGTTTAACCGATGGTACTTGCTCAATCGGAACCATTTTTGGTCCTAAGATTGACGTTCCTGCATCATCGTCCTTTTTAGGTTCGATTTCTGTAACAGTAAAATCGACACCCTGAGTATGCTGATCCAGCAAACTAACACGTTCCGAGCATATTACAGGTTTCTCTCGTGTTTTTGCAGCTACGTCTATTGAGGCACGACTTCTCAATAGGGATCTCATTTCCTTGTCACTGCTGATCATCGTCCGCGTAAACGTCTCAATCGCCTCGGTTTTATGAATATCAATCGTATTTTGATACAATTGTTTATTCGAAACCTTTTCCGACCAAATGGGGTACCACATCCCGATTTTGGCGTGTGCAGGCACTGAGGAAGCGCAGGAAACAGTTCCACCCAGGTATAATCCTTTGTGATTGTGGACTGCTTCAGCAAATAGAGAACGAGGCCATGTCATAGTTAATATGAAGGCCTTGTTCAAGTTGACTTTAGTACCACCATAAAGTTCATCACCGGTGGCTAAATTTTTCAATTTAAGCTCAGCGATGGCATAAGTGGTGTTCAGTATCACAGGTATATACATCATATGTATAACCGCGTGATCTATAAAGACATGTCCTCTAACTTTATCGGAAAATTTGCCGATAAAGGATTTCGTTTCTTTAGTAGTCAACTCACACAGGAAAGCGCCTGTGTTTTCAGCAGGAAATGCTGCGCAACGACGTAACCCCATGTTCAAATCAACGGAACCTGAAAGTGCTTCAGTTACAGCTTTCTCGAGGGATGTTTCATCATCTGCAGAGAATGTTAAAGCTTTCATCGTTGGTGCTAACGCCATCTTCCTTTCAGTGGCGGGTCCTGAATTTCACAGCTCAAACAGCAACTGAGTCTTTGAGAAGACTTAATCCAGAAGATCCTCTGCGAAATCAGTTGTATTCGAATAACGAGTAATTTGATCGACCAATGGTCTCAACTTGTAGGAATTCAAAGTTGGAAATCGTCCGATTCGGAATCAAATTACAGGTGGTATCTTAAGC